TATTGCCAACATCACCGGTTGATGTATTTGTTAACTTGGCAACTCAAAATGCAGATATGTTCGTCACCCAAGATGGGGATTTTCTTGGATTTGATGGTATCGCTTTCATTGATTCAAAAGAATACAATCCTACGCTTATACAGAATCAATCTAATCGCACTTTATTAAGCAAAGTATATCAACCTACGCTGAACAATAAAAAGATTGATTACACGCTTAATTTGAAAACCTACAAATTTGTAGAATCAAAGAAGCAAAGGAACATTTCACAAAGCGAAAAAAGTTATGTTCCAAGTTTAACGGCAAAACAAAACAACATCACCGAGAGTGCGAAGAGTTACACCCCCGGATTGAACGAGACAATCATTCAAGATACATTTGATTTTTTGATCACTCAAGATTTTCACTATTTGACAACTCAAGATGGTGACTATTTAGGGTTTGACAAAATCTTTATTGGCTATTTACTTACAACGAACAACGAGTTTATGAGAACTCAAGACGGCAACTTTTTAGAATTATGAGCAACAAGAGAATAACTGACCTAACCGAATTAACAACCCCAACAACGGACGATGTTTTACCGATTGTAGACATAGCAACGAACACGACACAAAAAGTGCAAGTAGGCAATTTGCCGACTACAACTGCCGTGACTAATGCTCTTGCTACGAAACAAGATACGCTCGTTTCGGGAACAAATATCAAGACGGTTAACTCAACATCGCTTGTTGGTAGTGGCAATATCGCAGTTCAAGAAACCCTTGTCAGCGGAACAAATATCAAGACATTGAACTCAACTTCTTTGCTTGGTAGTGGTAACATTGTTTTGACTGCCAACCCATCGGGTGTTGCGGGTGCGATTCAGTTTAGCAATGGTTCAGCGTTTGCAAGTGATGCTACAAATCTATTTTGGGATGATACCAACAATCGTTTGGGTGTTGGTACGAATACACCAAACAATACAACTGAAATTCAAATACCAAGCACATACGGTGCAATCGGCTCAAATGCAAATTTGTATTTAACATCAGCATTGACAAGTGCGGGTATAAAAATTGGTGCAAGTGGAAGCGGTGGGGGGTGTACAATTCAAGCAACACAAAGTGGGGGTGGAACTGCGTTTAATTTGGCATTAAATCCATTTGGCGGTTCTGTTAATGTAGGAAACTCAAATCTTGGAGCATCATTAGGCATCAAAGGCAGTGGCTCAACATCAGCCACAACATCTTTGTTGGTGCAGAATAGTGCGGGTACGGCTGCGTTGACTGTTTTAGATAATTTAACAACAAGTTTCGGAGGTGCTACAACTACATCGGGGGACTTAAATTTTACGGGTAACATTATTAGAACTTCAAGAGGAAGAATAAATTTTTACGGAACTGATGGTGAAATAACACTAACAAATAGCACCGAAAATGGATTTGGTTTATTAAAGTTTGGAGGTTTAACTTCAAGTTTTCCCGCATTAAAAAGAAACGGAACTGCCATTGATGTTAGGTTGGCGGATGATTCAAATTATGCGGGTTTTAATACGGGTGCTACATTTATCAAAGGTTCGGGTACTACAAGTGCCACAACATCTTTGTTGGTGCAGAATAGTGGGGGGACGGCTGCGGTAACTGTAAAAGATGATTTGAGTGCAACTTTTGGAGGATTGGTTCAAGGAACAAGTTTGGTTGCAACGGCAAATATAAATTTTGGAAATATCCTTTATGGAAATAATTTTTGGAATCAATCCGATGGAGGTACAAAATTGGGGGCAGCATCAGCACCCGTTGCGTCCGCAATTTTAGAAATGGTTTCAACAACAAAAGGCTTCCTACCACCCCGAATGACCACAACCCAAAAGAACAATATCAGTTCACCCGCAAGTGGATTGGTGGTTTACGACACTACAACAAACAAATTGTGTTGCTATAATGGTAGTAGTTGGAACGATTTATTTTAATTTTGAAAATATATAAATATGAAAGCAATAAAAATTAATTCAGCAGTAAACCTAACAAGCGGTTTATCAATCCCATCGGGTTCAGTAGTAGTAATCGCAGAAGGTTACGCATCAGTTAAAGACCAAAAAGACGGAATCATCCCCGCCCAAATCGCCACCTTTGTTTTTGCAAGTGTACAAGCATTGGCAGAAGGCAAAGCCCCGATTCAAGGCATTGAAGATTTTAACACCACTTTTTCGGGTTTAGAGTTGAGCGTTGCGGATTACGAAACATTGGCAGCAGAAACCTTGCTTGTAAATGCCGTTGAGAAATCACTTGAATCAATCTATGGCTTGGACAATGTAGATGTAATTGATTTGTAAATAGTGAAAAACCTGAATGATACCACCGCAGCAATTGCCACCGCCATCACGGGTTCATCAGCGGTCATCACTTTTGCTCAAATTTATCAACCCCTTGTTACTTTTGGTGTGGGGATTCTTGGTATTATTTCGGGCGTTTTGGCTGTTATATATTGGGCTAAAAAAATTAATCGCATCAAATGACCGTAAAAAAACCATCCGCAAATCCGCTTCCAATTTCGTTTGATCAATTCCGAAAGAATCCCGTTGCTGGGGTTGCTTTCCTTGCATTGGTAGGTGTGAGCTATTTATACTATGATGTCAAGTCATCATACACCGAACAACTTGAAAATTCCAACAAGAAGATTGAAGCGTTGGATTTGAAAATTGACCGTCTTGGATATGCTCTCAAGAAATCCGATTCCGCTTTGGCTGCTGCCATCACAGAACTTCGCATCATTAACACGGTAAAAAAACTATGAGGTACTTTGTCATTTTCTTTTGTCTGTTCATCGCAGCCATTGAGATTGCCTTCCCAGTTGGTGCAGTTACAACACCACCGATTGATGAGGTGGAAGCAATGTTGAAAAAGGTTGAATCAAATCTGCGTCAAGCATCGGCAGTTGTATCCGTGGCAAAAGCCAAAGGAGAACAAATGGTTGAAGGCAAGGTTCAAGAGAAAGCCGAATTGAAAGAAGCCGTGGTGAATGCTGAAAAGAAAGCCGAAGCCGTGGTTCAACAGATGCAAGTTGTTCAAGAACAAATGGAGGTGTATGCCGTGAAGATGGTAGGTGCTGGATTAGATACCACAACCACACCAATTGAGTTTAAAGGAGTGATCTATGATGCGTATTTGAACTATCTCTCCGAAGGTGGTAAAGAAGAGTTTGACTATTTTAGAATGTACCTATGGCAGCAAAAGTAAACATCACATCATTTCGGGCAAAACCCAAAAACAAATTGGGAAGACATACCAAGCACAAGAACAAACACAAGAGTTCAAAACCATATAAAGGACAAGGCAAATGATAGACAAAATCAAGACCGCAATGAAGGCGAAAGGATTTGCCTTTTTTGAAAATGGGGATTACAACCTCAATATAATCGGAATCCGTACCATCGGCAACAAAGTGACCAATGTATTTGATGACCTTTTAACCGTTTCCTACAAGGTAAATGGCGAGTGGGTGTTCAAACAATGGGCAGCGACAACCGATCCCGGCACGAAGGGAGTGAAAGAGTTCCACAACGCACAAGGTGTTGCTCGTTTAGTCCCCGGTCAATACAAAGGAAGCCACGCCATCGGTCTGCATCAAGGCAAATATGAGGCATTGAGACAAGTTAAACCGCTCAAGGTATACCGAGATGCCAACAAGGATATGACATACGATGAGAAGGTAATCACGGAAGGCATCTACGGAATCAACATTCACAAAGCAGGTGCAGATTCCACCTATGTGGAGAACTGGAGCGAAGGATGTCAAGTGTTTAAGCGTTCGGCTGACTTTGATTCGTTTATGGCTATCGTCAAAAAGGCTGCATCCTTGCACGGAAACTCCTTCACATACACACTTTTGCTATCTTCCGACATATGAAACGCATTTTAGAAATATTCACAGGTGACAAAGGAGAGATGTCATCAAAACGATTCGTTGGGATCATCGGTGCTTTTGTTTTGTTTGGGACAATGGCTCACAATTCTATGTCAACTACTGATATCGCACCTTCTCCTGAATTGGTGACTGCGGTTGAATTCATCGTGATTGCTTGTCTTGGGTTCACATCCATTGACAAGTTCTCAAACAAAAAGGATTGATTGCTATTTGTAGGTGATGATATTCCAAAGAATAAACTTTCACGACAACAAACTGCCTGTGTTCAAAGAGAACAAGGCGAAGGGGTTCGTGACTTTCGGAGCAGACAATCTCTATCCTGATTTTCTCATTGAGTTATTCAATAAATCACCCAAGCACAATGCAATAGTTTCTGCAAAAGCATCATATGTTGCTGGTATAGGGACAGAGGTATACGGTCAAAATACAACCGACATCGCCAAAGCCGAAGCCAAACTCAAGAACATAAACGCTTACGAGACCTATGAGGAACTGAAATCCAAAATCGCCTACGATGCGGAGTTGTTCAATGGCTTTTGCGTTGAGGTAATTTGGAACAAAGCCAAGACCGCTCCAGCGGAATACTATCACATCCCATTCAAGGATGTCCGCAAGGGTTTGGAAGGTGACTACATCTATTGTGCTGATTGGACTGATAGCAAAGCCGAAAAGATTCATTATGTTCCTTATAACCCCATCACGAGAGAATCAAAGCAGTTGTACTATTGCCAATTCTATCGTCCCGGTCAAGGTGAATATCCTTTGCCCGATTATGTTGGAGCGTTGAAATATATTGAAGTTGACACCGAGATATCCAATTACTACCTCAACTCAATCAAGAACGGATTCACGGCACAAACTCACATCCAGTTGTTCAAGGGAATCCCAACACCTGAAGAAGCTCGTGCAACTGCAAGGAGATTCAAAGAGAACTATCAAGGAACGGACAATGCTGGTGGATTGATTATTCAGTACAACGATCCTACCGAGAAGGAATCAGTCATCTCAAACCTTCAGCCTTCGGATTTTGACAAGCAATTTGATTTGTTAAATAAGACCGTACAACAAGAGATATTTGTTGCCCATAAGGTCAACTCTCCAATGTTGTTTGGTGTGCGTGTAGAAGGTCAGTTGGGCGGTAGAACGGAATTGATAGAAGCCTATGAGATGTTTCATCACGCATACATTGAACCACGCCAACAAAAGATTGATGATGTGTTCTCTTATCTGCTTGAACCTATTGCACAGGTAAGATTGGAGACCATTAACAAGCCACCAATAGGATTGGATTACCAAGCATTATTCACCGCTGGTGTAATTACAAACGAAGAAGCAAGAAAGGAACTTGGATTGCCATTAATCAGCGAAGTGAAACAATCATCTTTGAACGATGCCATCAACGCCTTGAGTCCTTTGGTTGCAAA